AAGGAACCCCGCTCCGGGTTGGGTTCACGCTGCCTATCTCCAATCAGATTGTAACCAAGGAGGACATGGAGTTCCTCAAGCGGACACTCGCCTTCGAGGAGAAACTCCGCCGTGAAGTCACCGAGATTGATCCGGTCACGGGTGTCCGCTACATGCGTGGCGGTAAGGAAATCACCCGTAGGGGTGCCTACGTCGGCGACCTCGGTATGCCGCGCCACTTGAACCGCGACGCCACGCAGTTCATTGCGGATGTCACCAACGCCTACGCTGCCACTCCCAAAGGCTTCACGCCTGCCACGGACCTTTCCTCCAGCAGCACAGATGAAGCGGTCAAGTATTGGAACCAGCATCTCGGCACGCTGAAGCAGCACATTCTGGATAGCCTGCGCACCGACCGGACCTTCAAGCAGACTGCGGAGATGGCCACGGCTGAGAAGCGGATTGCTGCCCGATGGCTCGCCGGGAACATGAATCAGGTGAACAGTGTGCAGGATTTGGTGGACCTGATTGCCGCTGAGATTCCAGCCACGAATGGAATCAACCCGCTGGACACCGCTCGGCAGGGACTCAACAACGAGCTTCTGCAATACGTCAGCCATGCACAGCGCATCCAGAAGGAACGCGCCGACGACAACGCAAAGAACAGCGGACTCTCCATCGCACTGTCATCCGACAACGAGTTCACCAAGCCTGCGGCCAACTTGGAACTGCCGTCGGAATACTACGACTACGGGGCAGTCAGCAGCATTGACCGCATCACGGCGCTCTCTCGGGCGAACCACTCTTCACTCGTTGACTTCGCTAACTCTCTCCGGCTTTCCATCACGGAATTGCAGAACCGGATTGCTCGGCTAGGAAAAGCCACCACGGACAAGGAGCGGGAGGCTATTCTGGAGAACTACAAGGGCAACCCGCAGGAGATGCAGGACGTGCTGGATCTGCTTAGAACATCCTTGAAGAACTTCGAGGACAGCTACCGGGCGGGTGGTCCCGACATTGTGCCGACAAGGCTGGGGCAGAAGCTCTTGAAAGCAACTGTTGGTAGCGTGCTGGCCAAGATTGAAATCGCCGCTCGCAACCTTTCCCAAGGCCAGATTCAGGTGCTCACGAATGCGTGGGCGATGAACTACATGAGCGCGTCGCTAGCTGCATGGAAAGCCCTGACGAATGTTCCCCGTGGCGTGGTGAACACGGGCTACCTAGTGGCGCGGAACATTGCCGGATTTGCCGACCGCCGCCTTGGACGCGATCCTCAGTTCCAGCGCACGCTCAAAGGTGCTGTGGACGTGGTTGCTGATGGCATCTTCAAGTCCGCACAGCTTGCGCTTTTCAAGCCTCGTGTTGGTGCGAAGAACGTGCGGGCAGCCTTTGAGCGCGTCAGCAATGAACTCGGTTTTGATCTGAGCAATGACTGGTGGGATGTGACTAAACAGGCGTGGTCGGAAAGCGGCCAGTTCCGCAATCAGCTTGAGATGGACAAGGCCACCAAGACCCGCACTGGTCGGGCGTTGCATTTCATCGAACGCCTTGCGAACACCGGACTGGATGCCACCAACGCCTTCGTTCGTGGCAGTGTTCTTGAAGCGAGCGACCTGAACATGAACGCCCTCTCGCTTGGCCTGGTGGGCAACATGGAGAAGCGCCTTCAAGAAGTGGCGATGGTGTTCGGCAAGCGGCTCACCGACGCTGGCATCACGGAGATTGATCCAGCCAACCCGGATGCAATGCTGAAGCCGAGCGAGTGGCTGCCATCCCTGAACCAGCAGACCGCCGTGAACTCCTTGGCAGAGGTCCGCAAGTTCCTCGAAAGCAGCGCCTCCTCGGAAGGGTTCCTGCTGGAGAAGAACCTCCTGCAATACTATCAGGACAAAATGGCTGGCAGGCCTGCTGAGATTTTTAATCAGCGAACCTTTGATGCGGTTCAGCGGAGCATGATTGCGGAGAACAACGCCGCGCTCCCAACCAACCGTGCCAGCGCTGGACAGGCCTCAACGCTCTGGCGCACGCTGCTGACACTGCAAGGCTACCCAGCCGATGCTTTCCTGAAGCTCCTGCGCATCTCCACTGGCGGATCGCGGGACCGGAAGAAGGTTCTTCAGGCCGCAAGCAAGATTACTGCGGCCCTCGGATTCGCAGCCATCGCCATCCTCTTCCAAGGCGCAGGCGATGCTGGAAGCGAATGGATCAAGCGCAAGTTCCAAGGAAAGCGAGCCGACCGACCCACCCCATTGGACTCGGACTTCTACACGGACCCGGACCACCTGATGCGGGCGATGGGCAACTACCTGCTGTTGAGCAGCTACTACGTCGGCGACATCATCAGGGCTGCCTACGGCTGGGTTGATGGACGGTCAACCGCAGACCCGCTCCAGAAAGCATTCGCGTTCGCTACTGCTTCGCAAATCGCACGCGACATCGTGAGCGGTGGGAAGATTGCCATGAAGGGCGGAACCGTTGAGGAAGTTCTTGCACCACTGCGCAGGTCAATCACACGCCTCACCTTCGGAGCGCCTGAGCTTGAATACATGCTCGGCAAGGAGCGCGACACCACGGAAGCCGCTCGAAGGGGCATCATGGAGAACGCCAAGGCCAAAGGCTTCGACCTTCCATCCCCCGGCTTCACTGGCACCGTCGGCCTGACGAACGTAAAGCGCAAGGCTCTCAGCCAAGCGGTCAGCGACATGGACATCGCCCAGCGTAAAGGCGACACCGCAGGCTATGCCAAGGCGAAAGCCGCCGCGCAGAAGCAGCTCACCGAGCTGGAAGCCTACTACCTCAAGCAACGCCTCGAAGCGGGCGATTCACCAGAGGTCGCCGCCAAGACCGCCAAAGCATCCGTCTGGGGGGATTACCAAGAGAACAACCCCGTCACCGCAGCCCTCGGTGGGAAGCGTCCGACAGCGGAGCAATACAAGCAGCTCGTGGAGAGTTCCACCGGGGAGCGCGGCCAAGTCATTCGCCAAGGCATCAAGGCGTGGCAGGACGGGGCACAGGCGCTCTTCGGCAAGCCGGGGAACATCACCAAGGAGGATGTCGCTGAGAATCGCCCTGGCGGCACTGTGCGCGAACCCTCCTACGGTCGCGTCTCGCTGACTGGCGGGGTGTATGGACGGATGAAGTCTGTGGGGGTTGCGCCAAGCCGTGGCCGTCGGGCGAAGATTCGCCGGGTGAGCCTCACAGGTCGTCGCCGGAAGATTAGCCCCATGCGTGGCCGCAGGAAAAAGATTCGCCGGGTGCGATTGACGGCTTGACACCCCGCCAGATTTGGCGGACGCTCGCTGGCATGTCGCAACCCGACCCCTACAAACCACGCGGCCTGACGAAACTCTGGGGCGACCTCCCCTCAATGGCCAAGGCGCAGGTAACGAGCGGCAAGAGCAAAGCTGTGGCATCAGCTCAGAGGTTCACCCGGATGTGCCCCATCTGCGGCCTGATGTATGAGCGCACCAAGCTGTTCACCTCGCCGGAGCTGAAGATGGCGGAGTGTCAGGGGTGCAATGAGAAGCTGGCTGATGGGAGCGTCGCCTTCATCACCGCCTCGCGGAGATACGCCATCGTGAAGTTCAACCCGGCTCTGAAAGAGCGCCTCGTGGAGTTGAGCCATGTGGAGAACCTTCCGGTGGATGATGCGGTGTTCATCGCCAAGCTCGCCAATGCGGCTCCCGGTGGGACCATCACCTTGAATGACGATGAGATGAACGCGCTGGAGAAGTTCCATGCGCAGGGGAATTGATATGAAGGCCAAAAAGCTAAAGTCAAAGTCTCCCATTCGAGCCTCCAGAAAAGTTGTAGAGTCGCTAAAGGAGGTGTTAAAGGACGAAGTTAAAAACGCACTTACGGACGCGGTGGATGGCGCGTGGGAAGCTATCCTAGAAGACCTTAAAGGGTCCGTTTATGCCAATCTTGGTGGATATGACCACGCCATTTTGCGCATTGTGGATGGCTGCTCTGGAGGGGACTGGTGGGAATCCAAAGTTTCAGATTTGGTGACAGAATATATTGATTGGCGCGACGGGACGGTCAGCGAAAATGAGCCTGCATGGTGCGACGCGATTGCAGCGGACCTTGAAAAGCAAGCGCAGCGATTGCGCAAGCACGCAGAAAGCCTCCGCTCGTAACACCTAACCATGCCCACCCTCCCACAAGTCCTTGACGAAGTTCCCCCCTTCATCGTCGCTGCGATGGCGAAGGTGGAGCGGAAGCCCCTTTCAAGGAACCAGCTCGCAGAGCGTTCCGGCCTGTCCTTGCGGATGGTGGAGCGGCTTTGCGTGAAGGTGTCTTGGACTGGAGTGGATGTGGATGTGTGCGGAGCTTTTGCCGACGCCGCCTGCGTGGACCTGTTTAAGCCGTTCAAGGTGCGGCGGTTCCTGCTGGCTGCTGCTGTGTCGGAGAAACCGCTGAATCACCTGTCACCGGCTGCGAGGAAGACTTTTAACAGGTGTTTGGAGAAGTGGATTAGGAGAGAACTATGAAGGAAATCATCGTGATGCGTGCTGGGCGACCGGCTACACAGGAAGAGCTACAAGCTGCTGTTGATGGGAAACCACTGCCGCCAGTTGAGTCAGCAGCAAACGATCCAGTCAACAATCCAAAGCACTACACCGACCACAAATCCGGCGTGGAGTGCATCCAGATTGCCGAGCACATGAACTTCTGCTTGGGGAATGCCCTGAAATATATTTGGAGGGCGGACCTGAAGGGGAACGCCATCGAGGATCTTGAGAAGGCTCGCTGGTATCTCACCCGCGAGATTGAGCGTCGGACCAAATCTCAGGATGCCATCACTCTAGCATCCACCTGAAAGCGGCTGAGCGTGAACACTGCGCCCACAGGCGGAATCACTTGGCCGAGTTCGTTCTTCCCGATCACCGACAGCTCGAAGTAGAGAAACCGTCCGCAGTAGTTGAACATCCAGTTCTCCGACTTCACCGGCCTGACATTCGCAGTCAAGTATTGAGCAGTCGTCATGTCGTCGGGGCAGCGGATCTCCTTGTCGGTCATCTTGTGCCAGAGCACCTCGCAGGAATCTCCGTCCGTGGTGAACTCCGCCTGCCATTCCGGCGCGAAGTCGTCTGTCTCGTAGCCGAAAGCGAGCGGCTTCAGGTAAGGATTGGCGTCTCGCGCCTGATAGCTGGTGCCGATGCGTAGCCGCCAGTAGTTTGAGTCGCCGAGAAGGTCTTGAACGGTCGGCTCCATGAGGAACTGCCGGATGGACTTCTCGTAGTCCATGTTCCCCAGCGGGAACATCCCGCGAACGATGCTGAAATAGCCGTCATTGACGTATTCCCCGACGAATGGGACGTAGTTGCCCTGCGCATCGAAGGAACCTTCGCCAGTGGCAGCGTTCTCGCAGCGTTCACGGCTGTAACTCGTGCCGAGCTGCTTGATGGAGTAGTCTTGCGAGGAGGCTCCAATGAAAAGCTGCTGCTGATTGCACTCCGCGCAGAAGTCATCAATGGTTTTCCCGCCGATGTTGGCGCAGAGGCCGAGGAAATCGTCGGTGCAATACTCATCGAGCCACTCATCAAGCGTCTGCCGACGGTCGCTGCGGTAGTTGGCGAAGACGGTGAACCCGTGGTCAATGATGTCAGCGGTGTTCACCCGCAGATTCGCCTGGATGGTGCGGAAGTTGAGGCAGCCCTCACCGCTTTTCGGCCAAGACCACAGGATTGTCTTCAAGTTCGGCCAGTATTCCCCGACTGGTCCCGAGCAGCAGCTCGTGTCGAGGGTGTTGATGACCAGATTCGAGGAGCGCCACAGCCATTCGGGCTGTTGAGGTTCAGCCAGATAGACGTTCCATTGGTAAAACGCATCCCGACCCAGCCAGTAGAGGTTGTTGCCGTCGCTTACCAAGGTCTGCGGATAGACCAAGCACTTGTCCCGATTCGTCGGCTCGGTATAGACGCGAGCAAACCCGAAAGAAGCCCCGTTCACAAAGCACCGATAGATGCTTTTGTCGGTGAAGATGATGAGGTTCCCTTGAAGCTCCCGCGCTGCAAGGATTGTCTCCGTGTAGGGGAGGTCTTGGAAGTTAGCTACGGTGGCTGCTGAAGGAACCCACGTCAGCGGGTTGTTCACACCACTCCACCGGACTCGGCTTGTGTAGCGCGTTCCATCCTGAACGACGTTCATCAGGAAAATGCAGCCGTTGAAGCTGGCTGCGACCGCTGCCTGTGTCACGTCTAGCGTGTTCAGGTCGGCGATTTCGTTGACCGCCGAATCTCCGCAACCTGCTGGAAGCGTTCCGATGGAGTAGCTCTGAGGCTTATCGCGGTTGTTCGTGAAGATGATGGTGTTGCCAGCCTGCCCAACGGACCATCTGAGCTGGGTGGCAGTTGTCCCACCCCCGAACCCGCGTCCAATGTAGGTCCAATTACCAGTGCTCTCACTCAGGATGGCGAGCGAGCTTGATTGACCACGGATCAACCGTCGGATTCCAAGGTTGTTGGTGGCCTCATAGAGCATCGTAATCGGCTCTCTGGGAGGTTGGGTGTCGAAACAGTCTCCTTGGTCGTGCGCGTCCTGATTGACGTAAGGAGAAGCATCTGCGAGCAGCCGCTCCCATCCGTAGCCTCGGGCCAGCTTGTCGTTGTCGTCCACCATCATGTTCAGCTTGAAGCGGAACGAGTTCGCGGGGGCGTCCTCCGGGTTTGAGCGCGAGTCCATCGGCCCAAGGAGAGGCCGCAGGATGATGCCTTTGTATGGGGTGGTGGACATTACCAAGTAATGCGAACCGCACCATCGTTTCCTGGGTGCGAATTATCAGCAATACTGCCAGCCGAACCAGCGCCAGCGGACAGTCCGACAGATGCGCCACCACTACCGCTTGCGCAAGCCGCAGTGGATGCCCCACCAGCATTGCCGGAGGTTCCCGTTCCGCCGCTACCGCCGCTACCGCCAGCGCCACCGGCAAACGGTGCGGCGGTGCAGTTCTCATTCTGGCCACCACCTCCAGGGTTTGCGACCACGCTGACAGTATCGTAAAAGACACCGGAAGCAGTTCCGCTGGAGCCATCTCCGGTAACTGCGTCTTGCGTGCCACCACTTCCTACTGTGATGTTCACTACCTCCAAAGGAACGACCGTAAAGGTGTGGACGCGCTTTTCGCCAGATCCGCCACCAGAGCACACTCGGGTCGGAGGTAGGAATGCGCTTCCACGACCACCACCGCCACCGCCACCGCCAACCACGATTACGGTCAGCTCGGTGATGCCGGAGGGAACCACAAATTCATAAGAGCCAGCAGCGCTGTAATCCTGCTGGCCAGAACCGGCCTGAGTTGTTGAAGTGGAAGTTCCTCCACCACCGCCACCGCATCCTGTTGCACAAATCTTGTTTCGGAACTCCTCAGTGAACTCAAGGTTGTTCTTGTAGATGCAGGAGTAAGCATCAAACCAAAGCTGTGATGCCGGACCTAGCTTTCCGAGCGCCTCGCACACAGAAGCGTTCTGATCGATGATCAGGTCTTGGAAGTCTGAAGGGATTGGACAGCTCATGTTGGTGTAGAACTTGAGCTGCTTCCACCGCAGCCCGCATTGCAGATTTGGTCAGTAAAATCCTCAGTTAGTGTGCCATCCTCATTGAACCAGTAGGACCACCACCGATACAGCAACGCCTGCAAGCCCGTCTCGCGGTCCAACAACGCACGCAGCTCATCGCAGGTGGGGTTGTTCGGATCGGCGGGGATGAGTGCCTCGAATTCAGATGGCAGCGGTAGCGACATGCTGCCTCCTACTATGGAGCTTAACCTTTATCGTTCAAGTCCAAAACCTCGGCATTCCAAACCGCTCCAGAAACTCCTCTAACGACCGCGTGAACACCCGCTCCGCAAAGACCCTTTCGACCTCGATGTTAGACTGGTCGTTTCGGAACAGGTCCATCGCAATCTTGAAGTCCTGCGCTGGCATCGCATGTTGGCGCATCTTCTCCACGATGAACTTGGTGGCGTCCTCCGGGAAGAGCGTAGCTGCAATCATCAGCTTGTTGTAGAGCGAGGCGGAGAACTTGTAGGTGTAGGTGGTAGCCGTCCTGAACTGGTGGCCTATCCGAACATCCGTCATCTGCCTGCATTCCCCACCAGCCAGCCAGACTTTCAGCGCAAGGTAAGGCTCTGAGGAACCCCAGTGGCGGAGCATCCTCATGCCGCCAATCTGGAAGAACAGGCTGCGGGGCATAAAGTAAGCCGCTCCAAGGACGCACGGTATCACGTCATTGTTCTTGGGGTGTTGAGCTTGGGGAATCCACACCGGCTCAATGAACTGCATCAGGTTCGGTCTGTTCTTGTTCGGTCCAAAGAAGTTCAAGGTAGCCCCGTTGTAGGTCCGGCTATCCGGCTTGATCTCCATGTTCCCCGCCGTCATGTGGATGCAGGTGCAACCCCATAAGGTGTTGTCGCTGGATTCCAACCTTTCCAAAGCCTTCTCATACCACCCAGGCTCGAAGCGCATGTGGGCGTCTATGATGAGCAGATGCTTCCGGCTGGCCATCGTGGCGGCGATGTGGCGGGCTGGCCCCACCCCGGCTCTTCCGTGGACGGTCCTAAACACCACGTTCTTGTCGTCCAGCTTGAGGGGTTGGTCGGAGCCATCATCCAAAACTACGACTTCAGGAAGGTCGCCAGCCGTCTCCCTAATGGAGCGAATCGTGGCGTTCGTTTCCTCTTGGTCGTTCCGGCAGGTGATGCAGACGGAGATCATACTGACCGGACACCGTTAGGGGTTAGCGCCCGCAAAGTTATCTCGCGTGCAATTCTGTGCGCTTTCTCCCGTGATGCTTCCGGCATCGTCGGATAATCAAACCCCATCACGTCATCTATTTCGGTAAGCGCATCCCGTAGCCGCTCTATTTCAGCAATCTGAGGTGTTTGTAAAAGGTCGCCGCCGCAGTGGGCGCAGTATCCACGCACCCACCATCCGGGGATCTCTGAAGCGCACGTTGGACATTTATCGCTCACTGCTTACATCTCCTCATCAAGTAGCTCCTCGCAGCCACCATCTCCAGACGTTCCTCCACCAGCTCCTCGTAGCGTTCCTTCTGCTCGGCATCCCACTCGCCGGTCAACTCCCCAAGCGCGGACACTATCTGCTCGTGCTCGCGGTCAATCTCGGCGAGGACTTCTGCGACGGTGGATTGTTGGGTGAGTGCGTTCATGGATGCGCTTTCAGGTAATCCCGCGTGAGCTTCCAGTAGTCTGCCTGCCAGCGAGGATGCAGCGTCACCTTGCCGCGTTTCGGCATGGCCTTCATCACGAGGCGCTTCGTAGTCTGCATCCCGTTAAGCTGCCCCGGTCGGTCTGGCCCTGTGCGGGAGATGTTGCTAGAATGCCAGCGGTAGAGGAACCCGGTGTCTTCTGGGTGGCACTCTACCCGCGCTCCACGATGCCGGTTCGCCAGCAGTCTCCTGAAGCCTTTATCCTCCCCGGAGTTCTCGTTGGGGAACCCTCCGACAGCCGCCCAAGCGGACTTCCTGAAAAGCGACTGGTTGGTGGCTTGCTCAGCCATCCCGATGATTCTTCCATTGCGAAGACAGAAGCGGCGGTCCTGCCGAATCCAGTCACGTCCTTCCAGCCTGGATGCCAGCCATGAGAGGTATCCCGGCAGGATGATGTCGTCGTCGTCGAGGTTGAGGATGTATTCCCCTTCGCACTTCTCGATGCACTTGTTCCGGGTTTCACCGAGGGTAGCCGGTCTGGAGTAGGCATTGATGACGCGCACGCCGGGAGAGTTGCACACCAGATGTTGCCGCTCGTAGGTGTTGTAAATCACCATCTCCTTGCTGGCATAATCCTGCCGGAGAAAGCTCTCAATGGCTTCCTCCAGCATTCCCGTGCGGGCGTAGGTGAGCGTGGCGCAGGAGATTTTCACGACGGTTCCATCTTCACCGAAGGATCGTGCTTGTGATTCCACTCCGCCCAGTTCTCGTTCAGCATGAATCCCTTAGTCGGGTCCGTTTGCACGACAATCCCAATCGCGCCATCCATCTGCGCGGTGTGAACGTAGCCGTCGGTCGGAATCGTCTTTGACTTCGTGATGCGCTCTATCAGGCGACGCGCCGAGAAAGGCGTCACCATGTAAGCTGCCGTGCAGGCAAGGTCGCTGGTGCGAATCAGCCGGGAGATGCTGCTGTTTATCACGTTCAGCTCGCTCGGAGCATACCGCTTGAAGGTATCCTTGATGAAGGGACTTTGAGAGAGCAGGTAGAGGATGTCAGGCTGGTCGTGGTGAGATTGCTGAAATGCTCTGATTGCATCCGCCACAAACTGCGCGTGCTGCGGTGGCAGGATGGCGTCATCCTCAAGGATGAGCACCGACTGGCCGGTGAGGACGCTCAACTTCCACAGCTCGTAGTTGGAGAGCAGGTTCCCGATGCAGCCTTCTCCAAGGGGAATCTCCAGCGAATCATGCAGAGCAGTTCCGCCACTCACCTTTACGGATGAACCGATGATAGCCGGGAAGATTCCCGCCGACAGTCCGATTGTAGCGAGTGAAGGAATCAGCGTGTTCCTGACATGCAGATTCCGCTTGGCGAACTTTGAGTGAACGCCGTTCCCAAGCTGCGTCACCGCTATCACTCTGGTCAGCATATTGATTTCGGTGGACCCCACTGGTAGTTGATGTCGCCTTTGTGATGCTCGTCGTTCCCATCCAGGCACAGCTCTGAATGCCCATGCCCAGGGCGATGCGAGCAGTGCTGGTTGTGGCGATAGCAGAAGCCGTTCTCGACATGAACCCCGTAGCCAAGCACCGGACAAATCATCTTGGCAATCACGCCCTGAATAAGCGCGTCGTCCCAGCCTTTCGTGATGCAACCATCCTGCTCCTCAATTCCCTTTAGATACTCCCGCACAACATGATGCTTCCAGAGCCGCACGCTGCTGGAGTGGTAGTTGGTGTAAGGAGCAATCGCAATGGAGCGCAGCTTTGGATCCACCGGCAGACCGTTCTTACGCATGAACTCGATGGAGTAATCCCACAGCGATGGAGAGTAGTCCTCGAAGGTGCAACGATAGGTGTAGTCGTTGGCGTAGATGCGCTGGACAATCTCAGGCGTTATCTGGCTCTGGATGTAGGAGTCGTCATCCAGCCGGATGTAGTGGGTGAACTTGTCCAACAGCGGATGAATCTGCATCACCCCACTGAAGAAGCGGCACATCATACCGTATCCGTAACTTCCAACACGAGCCTCTCGGTAGCCTGATTTGTAGCGGTGAATGTGCGTGGAGAAGTCCACCTGCGAAAAGGTGATGTCGGGATAAACCGCTC